GGGTATGTGTTGCCAATCTATCTTAGAAGAAATGGAATTGGTATAGACCCAATCCTTGATCCCCAAACTATTATATTGGTGAACAGACCATCCCGATTTAATTAAAGGTCGGTAGATCTTGGGACCATGGACATATCTATTGAAACCAATTGGATAGAAATAACCACTAAGGTAATCAGCATGTTCGAACTCCTCAAACACTTGGAGTTTCGGCTGGATACCTAACGCTGTTAACATTATCTCGGCAAAGCGGATAGCTGGTACTTTATAAGTTGTAAGCATAAACTGGTTGACTTGTTGCCATTCTTCACCTTCAACCAAGGTGATATTGTCATCCCCATCAACACCCATAAAGAATTTATATTGATGCATTGGTAGCTGATGGTCGATTGAAAGATTATCAATCTGGAAATCACACAGTACGGGCTCATCATAACATTCCATAATTGGAGTTATGCCTGCAAGAGAGTACATGAGAGAATAAACAAAGGTATGGATTTGCCCATCAATTATACAGTTTCCTAATGAAGTATTAGGATCACCAGATTTCCTGGTGGCTTCAATTGAGAACTTAATTCCATTTTTAGTGATACCTTTAGTCCGATAAGCAGTTTTACGCATATGATTGAGTATTTTTCGTCGAGCTCCGAAATACTCATACACTTCCAATTCAGACTGTAATAAATCATAATTCATGGTGGCGTCCCATCTTGATCCATCATCAGTTACTGAATATGGGGTGTTAAACTGGTCTACCAAAGAGGAAAACCAGTTACCAAGCTGCGTTGGGTTAAAACCTTTTGTTAAAGTAAAAGGACATGGGTACCCGTTCACTTTATTCTTCTTAGTGTACGTGGCTATGTGATGTTCTAGAGCTGCAATAGTTGGGCTAACAACACACTTATATCTAATGGACGGTCCGCTAATATTCCTAGGATCTGCATCAATAATAGCACCATTACTGATTGGGAGTTCACTCAGTAATTCTGCAGATAGGGTCATAGTGGTGGGAGAGACAGGTTCGATGAAATTTGGGTCAAGTTGCAATTCTTGTTTCACGAAACAATCATAAGTATAATCCTTATGGTTGAGTGGCTCATATATAAGTGATTCTTTAGCTTCATTCAACAATTGTTGACGGCCTAGAGGAAAACGACTTTTCCATTGATTGAAGCTCAATGGTGGAATGGTCTTAATTGGTCCGTAATAGGATGGATGTCTAGACAAACTATAGACATAATATGCATCCATTACAGCTGTAGCAGGTTCTGGTCTCTTAAGACATTGACGAGAGACAACAGAGCGACGTTCATTACATTGACAACCACGACACATGAAGGGATGGTATTCATGCATTGTGATTCCATAAGGCCAAGCTCCTAGCATTGGCTTACACACCTGATCAGGTGTTGCTTGAGATATCAATGCAGTGTGATGTGTTGGTCCATCTTCCTTCCAAAAACAAGATTTAATAATAGGTGGAGGAATGGGATGGGTCCTTACAACTCGCATTTTCTTCCCAAACAGGGAGTCTAAGAATGACATTGAAACGTTGACACGGCATAGGTACCTCATAATCATTTTCAACAAAAACCCGAGCAAAATAGCCCGTCGGTCCATAGACATAACCAAAGAATTCTGGTAGGTCATACACACTGCAAGAAAGTTGACAATGGAATGGACGATAATGTTGGAAAATAATGATGGTAGGGTGCCACGTCTAGCGTTTAACCATGTTAGCCCATGAAAAATGATCGCTAACACACAAGCGTTTTGGTTTTCTCTCATAGTAACCCCTTTTAACAACTTAATAAGAGGTTCCCCAATAACAAAAAGGGCAAACCCAGTCTTTGGTGCAAAGAATTTGATCAATTCTTCAAAGACTGGACCAACAATTGCTGTCGACCATATAACTGGCCAGAACACCTGATATGAATCAGCACGAGTCATAACAGTTCCAGGTGGAAAGGATGGAGGACCTAATTCAATTAAATCAGTAGGTAATCCAACCCGTTCTCTACTTATAGTAGGAGCAACAGCGGTTTCCAAGGACATTGTTTGAACTCCAATGTACCTTTTCATTATGGTTAAGAGAGAGCCCGGCAACGACTTCAATAAACGTCTCACATATGGATGTGATACAGCCAAGAGCAGTACTAAGAAAAATCCAATTAATTGGATCCAGGAATATCGAGATACTGTTCTTTTAAGATAATGGAACACACGTTCCCTAGTAGTAGTACGTTGAGAAATTAAAGAATTAAACATGTTAGCTTCATCTTCATTGATTACTTGAGCGGCAGCGATTTGAGCATTATAGGTAGCAAGAGGCTCATACATAGCAATCAATGATACTGGCAGTGTGCACAAAGCAGCTTCTTCTGGCTGCAAGTTTTTGACTTTATTAAGAATGGAAGTGGTGTAACGCTCAGCGAGCTTCAAGGTTTCCATGTTACGTGGGGCTAGTCCAAGTTTACTCTTGACCTCAGCTATAACAGTACGAGGAATGGAAACTAACGTCGAACCGGATGAAATACCAAGTTCTGTTCCCAACCCATACATCTGTATGGGACGTACCTCTCTATCAAGAACATCACCTTTAAGGGTTTGTTTTGATATTGTGCGCCAGTCTATGCTTCCATAACTGGTTGCATATGGGCTAAAATGGTCTACAACCATCGGTTCATCCATGTCCATTAAATCACATGGAACGAATCGGTATACATTGTATTGTTGGGTGGTTTCCAAAACCAATTCCCAAGTCATTGCACGACCGTCAGATTCAAAATAATGATTATTCATCATCCAATCACAGGTACTATTATTAAAAGTAGTATGATTACCAGCAATGGTTACCGTTGCTGAACCTGGAGAATTATCAGTGATAATTCGACGATACGACACCTGGCCATCCATGGACATTCCAAG